ATCATGGCCATAATAAAAGCAGTTGTCCTCAAATCGAAAGAAGGAAAGGAAGGCAAAAACAAGGTAAGAATTTCAGTCGCTCACAATGGCGAGACACGATACATAGTTACGGATATAATTCTCAATTCTTCCAAAGAATTTAAAAACGGAGCAGTGGTAAAACGTCCGGACGCCGCCATCATCAACGTGAAGATACGCAAGCTCCTCCAACGCTATCAGTCTGCCCTGGATGAACTCGAATATATCGAAGGGCTTACATGTCCTGAGTTGGTCTTCCAAATCAAGAACGCCGGAAGCGACAATCATCGTACGCTGCAAAGCATCTGCGACGAATATCTGGAGAATAACAAAATGTGCCAAAGTACTGCTACGGGCTATCGCACTATTTGGAATGTTATCAAGAAAAATCTTGGGGATAAATTGCTTGTTGAGCACGTCAATCGCAACACTGTGATAGGTCTTGACAAATATCTCAACAAACGTGGTCTTAAGGATACAACGAAAAGAAATTATCTTGTATTTCTCAAGATTCTCCTCAACTACGCACAACGGTTCGGGTATGTACAGTATAAAGTACATCCTTTTACCGGCTACGAGTTACCGCAAATGGAAGTTCGCGAAGCATGGCTGTCGGTTGACGAGGTACGGCGCATACGGGATCTGAAAACGACTAAGAAAAACATCAAAAAGTGCCGCGACTTCTTTATGCTTTCATATTACCTTGGGGGCATAAACATAACAGACCTGCTTGACATCGACTTTAACGAGCAGATCGATGTATTAAAATACATCCGAAAAAAGACAGCGGAGAAACCTAAGCTCAACAAGTACGTCGAATTTCGCATTCCTGAAGAAGCCAAGGTCATCATCTCCAAATATAAGGGTGCAGACGGCAGGCTCTCTGTATCTCCTAATCAACGGAAATACCATCTGTGTGGTTTCTTACGCTGCAACATGAGTAAAATCGCAGAACTCACACAAATCAAAAAGTTGATTTACTACTCGGCAAGGAAATCTTTCAGTCAGCACGCTTTGGAACTTGGCGTTGACACAAGAACAATAGACTACATTCTTGGGCATAGAGTGGACAAAGCAAGCATATCACTCTATCATTACATCACAGTAACACCCCAAATGGCAACAGAAGCCGTGCGTAAGGTTTTGGATAATCTGAAATAAAGTATTATCTTTGCAGCATCAATAATTCCATAAGAGGTTCACCCCTTGGAGGTTTATTGGTTTGACTTGGCGAGGGGGTGGTTCCCCTCGCCTTTTATAATTCCATATTATGATACAGAATTTCTGCCAGGACGATTCATTCGACAAATACGATGAATACCAGCTCCACATGAATACTCTTCTCTCTGCATCGTTGACTGATTTTGATATACCGCTACGCATCCTTTTACCTCTTGGAGATGCAGGTATACGACGTCTTCGCGACCTTGTGAGCATGACAAGGACGCAACTGCTGAGTGTCAGCCGTATGGGTGTCGTGTCAGTGGATTTTTTAGAGAAATTTCTTGCCTCTCAAAATTTATCTCTGAAGAAATAAAAGGGTCGGCAAACACCGACCCCGAAGCGTCATCACATCATCATTTACATCATCACTGACGCTCCACTTCGTATTACTAATAAATGTTATCATAATTTTCAAAGTAATAAAAAACAACTTCGTTTTCAGGGCTAACTTCGGCGCATATTCCACAATAACAATTAGTTAGAGCGGAATATGCGCTTTTTCAAATTTCAAAAATTTGGTTTTTTCGGAGCAACGGGTCTCTTATATCTTAACTTTGCCGTATGCTCACGAAATACTACATAGAGATAGATGGCGTGAAGTCTGAAATGCCCAAAGGCTGCTTGCAGAATTGGGATGAGATAGAGTGTGTCTACAAGCGTTCAGATTTAAGCGGCGTTACTCGTTCCTTTACCACACAGTTTGAGTTTGTCGGCGAAATGTACGACAAGCTGATGGCTCTCTTTCTGAGAGATGGTGTAAACGCCCATGCCGGATTATCACTTTATACCATAACCAATGAATGGGAATGGGAAGAGCAGTTCTCATGCGAACTCGATTTCTCTTCGATAGAGTGGAACAATTATACAGTTAAAATAAACTGCATCGACGATAGTCTTGCAGCTATTATCAAAGCAAATAAAGGCACTAAATATGAGGTTGCTGTCGGTTCCGAGTTGACGAGCAACAAAATGTTCCTATTCCACCGTTTGCCGATTAAAAACAGTATAACATACGAATATACAGGAGGCACAAGTGATGAAAATGACGGCTCTCTGGAGATAGGTCCTCCGGCTAACAGAAGAATATACATGGGTGTGGTAAACTCCGAAGATGTTTTCATCGGGGGAGCGCTCATGTGGGAGGAAGACCAAACGCAAGAGAATGGCAGTTACATGATTACAGCTTTGAAGAATGTCGATCTCACTGTCAGCATTGATTTGACGGTAGACCAGTGCATTTCTCAAAGCATGCACACTGCCCTGGTTGTCATAGATGAAGACAATAACGAAAAACAGATAGCCAACAGTTACTTAACCATTGGAGGTACTAAGACATTCGTCGGTGATTTCATTAGCGAGATGGTGCTTTTTGACACTTATCCTCCTTCCTCAATCATAGGTATTGTTCAATATTGGGCAACGGTGCGAGGTAAAGTATGGGAATTTAATTCTTCCGTCGGGACATCTGAGGCAAAGTGGGTATATACCGGTCTTGATGAAGATGAATACAGACGCAAAAATATCTCGCGCACTCTGAACGTGAGCCTTAAATCTGGAGAAAAAATAGCCGTGGTTTGCGATGGCTCAGGCGCGAGAATCTATTCCGGAGGCTTTACCTTCTCGTGGTTCGCAAAAGGCGAAACCATAACCACAACGGCTTTTACTCCGCAAAGCGTCGGCCAATATATTCTAAATCGGATGAGTGCCGGCAAGATTAATGTTTTATTGGATATAAGCGAATATGACGAACGTTTGAGCCGTACACTAATCATTGCAGCTGAGAGTCTTCGTGGTCTCAAAAATGCAAAGCTGTATTCTTCCTTTACAGAATTTGCTGATTGGATGGAAACTGTTTTTGGTTACACCTATTGTTTTGGCGAAGTCCAAAAAAGTATGTTCAAAAATCGGCAGTATGTGGGAGGCGGAATGTTGTTTGACAATTATTCGATAGAAACCGCCTCGTGGTCTTCCGACAATTCAGGTCTGCCGAGCAATGCGGATATTATCTATCTGCGTGCATACGGAAAATTTGTTGCTTTCAATGGACAAAAATATTACGTGGACTTCCCCACGTCAAGCGCATATAATGACCCTGCAACAGGTTTTGCAAGAACTGATACAGTTTTTGAAATCAACAGACAAGGCCAATATGATGCCTATTACTTTCAGCTCAACAAAAACGGCTCGTTCAATTCTGAACCCATTCATTTCACATGGAATATAGAGGATAGAGAGAAGCCATTCCAAAAATTGATATTCTGTCATCGCTCCGAGTTATTCAATTCAAACTCGAAAAAACGTATCATTGGGAATATTCGTGATGTGGAATATTCGGTTGACAGCGGCATTATATATTCAGCTGTAAATATTGGTTACGACAAGAAAGATTATCAGAATGTAAACGGGCGCGACGAATTTAATTTCAACAACACCTACACTACAGGCTGCACGGTGTGCGACAAGACTCTTACGTTGAAGAGCAAATACCGTGCTGATTGTTACGGCATGGAGTTTGCCGCTCAGAAGCGTGGCAAAGATACAACAGACAATACTTCAGATAAGGATGTGTTCTTTGTCTACTGCGAGGAATCGACAAGCAATTATTGGTCTCCCGATACAACGACGATTATTGAAAATGCTATCAGTGAGGATGTTTTTAACGGAACATTCTCTCCCTTAAGCTGCATAGATGCCAATGCCGGCTACATCGGTAGTCAGGGTAATGGTGTCAAACTTGAATTTGCGTCAAGTGAAGGGAACAGCGAAATAATTATTGACGGGCGCCCTTTGTCATCGGATATAATCTTGTCAGATCAGCTCTTAACGTATGGTGTCCTCGCTTTCTCATGTGGAGATGTAGATGAAAAAATATCACCTGATGAACTGATAGAAGTTGTTTCCCAAGGCATAACCTATCGGGGATTCATAAAGGAAGTGTCTTTCAAATACGCCAAGGCAGAAACGGTTAAGTATAAACTAATAGTAAAGGAGATAGAACTATGATAATCAGTCCTTTTACCCCATTGTTCTTTCCCTCTGCCAAAACCGATGGCATAGAAAGCAACTATATACAGACGTTTGCTCCCACTGATAAGATACTCATTGAACTTTTGGGTTCAAAGACATGGGAAGGCACAGCGTCTGTAATCAACGAGCAGACAAAAATAGAATTCCCCATATTATTCAATAATTGGGATATTAATGATGATACCCGATTAAGATTCGCGACGCTGTCGCTGTCGCCCGGCATCTACACTGTGAGCATATCAGGAGTCGGGCGCAGCGCAGTGTTCCGAATAACTGATGATGCCTCTGAGCTTGACAACACCACACTTATACAGTATTCCAACAAGGACAATCGCAGCCGCCGGGATGTTATCTCATGGATTGACGGCATGCAACACTTCTTTGATTTCCGTGTCCCCGGCGGTTTCAAAGACAGCGACTGGTCATTTAGTGTAGAGAGTGAACAGTTCGTCACAGACCAATCAGACATCATACAACTTTACAGCTTGGAGTCAACACAGATGAAGTTCACGCTTGGCCATTCTGAGGGATGCCCGATATGGTTTGGAGAACTTCTGAACCGCTTGCTCACTTGTGATTACGTCTATTTCGACGGTATACGCTTTGCCCGGAAGGAGTCAAATGTGCCGGAAGCCAACGCGGTTCTGGAAGGCATCAATTCCTTTGTGTTCACGCAGAGTTTGCAGAAAGTTGTGAACTTAGACCCCGAGCTAACTCTCAAACATCAGGCTATCATGCGTCGGGCTGATTCCACATACTACCGAGCAATTTCAGAAACATTAAACCGAATAATCAAATAACTTATGGCATTAACACAAGAACAACAAGCCATCTTCGATGCAATACTTTCTTCACTTCAGACCAACTCAAAGACCATTGAGCAGCTGACCCCACAGACGTCGCTCGGCGCAAATGACTGGTTTGAATTGAATGGCGGCCGTAAAGTATCTTACACCGTGTTGAGAGACCTTATCACGTCAATCACAGACCAAGATTCTCTGAAAGCTCTCATTTCTAAGAATGTATTGAAGTCAGTATCATTCGATGTAACTGGAAGTGCGGCCACATTAACAATAAAATCAGAAGGCACAACAATATCGTGTAATGCACCTGTCGTTACCACCCAAAAAGCAGGTATAATAAGCGTTACCGATTATCTAAAGCTGAAGGCGGCGGACAGCCGAGCAGCGCCGCTGCCGGTAACGAGGGTGGAGAATATCACGGAGACTGGCATTGAGCTGCCTAATGCAAACAGCTTGGATGACATAATGCAATATATGCAGGCGCAAGAGGCGTCGGATGTGTCGGTTCAAGTTGTTACGGACGGTAGTGCTCTACAGCTGCAAGTGCGTGTAACAGGCGATAGCAATTTGTATTATGCCTACGATTGGGGTGATATTCCGGAGAAAGGTATACCCTCCCATGAACGGTATTACGCGGATGCAGCTGTGTTTGTCGACCGTTCGTCATATTCAAACGAAAGGCTCTATATATGGAGCGATGACCAATCCGAGCTGACAGCAATTGCCAATGAGAATGACATTTATGGTATAACCAGCAAGATAGGCGCGGCGAGCGGTATTGCGCCGTTGGGAGCTGACGGGAAGGTGCCGGCGGCGAATTTGCCCGACAATGACGCGACGCTGCGCTTTTCAGCCGTGGAGCGCGTGGCAGGAGCAACCATCACTGACGGCACGGCAACAGGCACTTTCTATGTGGTATGGCTCGACAACAGCGCGTTGCCCACATCTTACACGTATTCACCGCCGACGGCCGAGGAGAAGGAGGTGCAAGGGCGCTTTGTGGCAAAGACAGGCACGGGCATACAGCTCACCGAGGCCAGCGGCGGCGACGTGTCGACAACGACGTATTATGCCAACTGGGCAGGGCGCGACACATTCTGCAACTCAGCAGGCAAGCCGCTGAAAAACCGCCTCTACCTTTGCACAGCCACGGGCAGGCAATACGACAAGTTCCCCGGCAACAACTCAACGGGCTTGCGCTGCATCGCCGCGCCGCCCATGGACGCCAAGAAGGCCCTGTTAGCAGACCTGTGGGATGAGGCATGCTGCAACGAGGGGTGGGGAGGGAACCCGGCCACACGCACCGTGCACGGCCACTACGACCCGGACACCGACAAGTGGCTCCTAAACGAACTTAGCCTGAGCTATGCCGAGGCGATAGCGGTATGGTATGCCGGTACGCCGCGAAATTACGACGCGACGATGTTCTACGGCGGACAGCACACCATACGCACCAACCTGCCGCCGCGATTCGACGCGTCCAACAGTGTGAAATTCCAACAGGCTTTCATCGGCTGCACGAATATGGAAGTCGCAAACATAGGAGCCGCAAATACTTGCAACAATATGTTCTACGCCGTTCCGAAGCTCAAGAAAGTCATCGGTACAATGCACGGCGGGGGTAACCCTGCACCGTATTTGACATGCCCCGTCGAGGAGATGCACTTCGGATGGTGGGGAGCCGCCACTCAAGCATACGACCTGCGCAACCTGCCCAATCTCAACGCCGACAGCTTACAATGGATGGTAACCAACGCCCGGGTAACCACGCAAGGCACCCGCACTGTTACCCTCCACGCCGACGCCTACGCCCGCCTTACCGACGACATGAAAGCCCTCGCCGCCGAGAAGAGCATAACCTTTGTCTGCGCATCATAACATAACACCATACATCATGCAAATCACAGAAAAAACCGTAACGCTGCGGCGCATCACAGCCGCCGAGGGGCATTGCCTCACGCAATCCGACCCCAACACACCCATCGCCGACCGCACCTTCGGCTCGGAGATAACGCTCTCAGACGCCGATAGCCCTGAACGCTGGAAGGAAATAACAACAGCCGAGGCCGACGAGCTGAAGAAACAACAACTTAACGCTTACCAAAACACTTAAACATCATGGGGAAATGTGTTTTTGACCCACGCTCCGACTTTTCGTTCCTCCTCACTGTAAAAGACAATGAGGGGAACGAGGTGCCGCTGAGCGAGCTTGACTTTGAAGGGCAGGTCTACACCACTTCTCTGACGGGCTATCGCTTTTCAGCACGTTTCTCGTCGGAAGAGCGCAAGCAATTCCATTGTCAGCTGCGCGGCGACCAAGTGCTCATCATCTGCGATAATCACGGGCTTTGTTCCGGCAATGTCAAAGTCCTGCTGAAGATTCACTACCCGGATGAACTCTACCCCGACGGCATACGCACCGAGGTAAAGCGCTTTGACACGGGCATCACCTTATCGGCAAATGCCAATGCCGAGACCCCGGAGGCAACGCCTGATGTTTCTGTTACAGTGCCGACCGTTGTAGCCAAGGCAAAGAAAAAGAGCTTTCACCTCAGCGAATATTGCGCTAACGGCATGATTCCGTCAAATGCTCAGCCGGGCGTTATATACCACTGCGAATTCATGAAGTTCGACAAATTGGGCGCAAAAATGTCGAATGGAAATTTTATAGAAGCCAAACGAAAGGGCAAAGTTAACGTGTCTCGATTGTTTGCAAAGGTTCCGTTTAACGTTGAATTGCTGCCATATATATGTAAAACTGATAGAACCTTATGGGCTGCAAGCATGACAACGGATAACAATGGAGATGAGATTCTTGAATATCTCCCTGTCGCTCATAAGCATGATGATAGCGGTATTCAGCCAATAATGTACCAAATTGGTCTTGCCTATTGGTACATTGATGCAAACGGAACTCTTCGGGAATTTGATTCTCACGTTGGGAGAAAATTATTGCCTTTTTATCTGCCTGGAATTTTTAGCGAATGGGGAGGGCTTAAGGGACGTTTTGAACTACAAAGACGTGAACGCATTAAAACGCTAAAAAATATTGCTGACAAAGGTTTTACGGTACGGAAGTATAATAAATGGGTATATCTCAAAGAAGGTAAGGGATACCCGCGCAATTTTAATGCTGCCGGAGTTGTAGCAAAATTAAACAAAATGAATGTTGGGGTATTTAGGATTCGACGGGTTAGTGTTGATAGCAAACGCCGCCGCCGAAATCATAGCCAATGGGTATATTTCACTTTATGGCATAATAAAAGTGGGGGGAAGGAAATAAAAAAACTTTGACTACCCTACCCGGACGGGCAATAGCCCTGCTAAGGGTTGGGAGAATCAAAGTCAATGCAAAAATACAACAAAAATCAATAACAACCAAATCAATCAACATCATGAAGAAAAAAATCTGTAAAGACTGGAAGGGTTACGACAAAATCTTCCACCTGGCTCTTATTTTCGCACTCGGCTGCGTACTTTCGGGAGCATTTTCGTTCATCCCGTGGGGTGCGTGGACATCGGCAATCGCCGTGTTTGTAATTTGCGTAATCGTTGGCATCTGGAAAGAAGCCATAGATGCAAAGAAGGAAGGCGGCCACTTCTGCATCTGGGATTTGCTGGCCGACGTCATCGCAGCGTTAGCGGTGTCGCCAATCGCCTACTTCGCCAACTATTTCACCAACATAGAATAAGGCATGGAAGCGATAGTTACTGTGCCAAAGTTATACCTATTTTTGGGGGTATTCTTAGGAATATGTCTGCTGGTGATTTTGGCAATTATTATGGACTTGTGGGACGGGGTCTACACCGCCCGGCGCATCGGCGAGCGCATACACTCGCATAAGTTGCGTGTTACGCTGGCAAAAATCAGCGAGTACTTCCGCTTTATCGCCATAGGCTTTTTGGTGGACTGCGTGGGTATGCTTTTCCCCTTTTACTTCATGCCGTTTGTTGCTATGCTCTTCGGCGTAGGGCTAACTATTGTTGAAGCCAAGAGTATGTTTGAGCATGCCAGGAAAAGGCATAGCGTTACGGTGGAGGTACCGGACATTATCCGCAGCATAATAGCGTGTGCAAAGGAGAATGATGCGCATGCCCTGATAGAGCAGATTGAGAAACGATTGACAACTGGAAAAGGGACGATAGACCATGAAAGTACTAATTGACAACGGCCATGGAGAAGACACGTTGGGGAAATGCAGCCCTGACAAACGCTTGCGCGAATATGCTTATTGCCGCGAGATTGCACGCAGAGTTAGCCGTCAGCTCTCACTCCAGGGCATTGACGCCATACTGATAACACCGGAGGAAAAGGACGTGGCGCTGCGCGAGCGTGTGCGCCGTGTGAATGGCTGGGCGCGTAAGCTCGGCAAGGAGAATGTGCTGATGGTGTCGATACACAACAACGCAGCCGGCAGCGACGGCAAATGGCACACGGCAACGGGCTTTTCAGTGTTCATCAGCAAGAACGCATCCGACAAATCCAAGCGACTGGCAAGGATATTCACGGAGAACGCGGCGGCGATGGGCTTAGGCGGAAACCGCAGCGTGCCGAAAGAGAAATACTGGGTGCGCTCACTTGCCATGACCCGCGACACTATCTGCCCGGCAGTGCTGACTGAGAATCTGTTTCAGGACAACAAGGAGGACGTGGCGTTTCTTATGTCAGAGGAGGGCATGAGAGCCGTTACGGAGCTTCATGTGAAGTCGATTAAGGATTATATAAAGAGCTTGCGAGGATGAAAATAAGACATTTCTTTGGGACGATGCTTGCCGGAATGGCGCTCTTTATGATAGGGGTATTAGTAGGCAAGTCAGAGTTTAAGGAGCAGCCGACGGAGGAAGGAACGACAACGCGCGAAACGACAGTTGACACAATTACGCACACAGCGCCGGAGGCGAAGGCGGAGCGAGTGTTGGGCACGCAGCGTTATGTTTTGCCGACATATCGCTTTGCCGGAGGAGTGAGCGGCGAGCCTCTGCAATGCCGCGTTGACACCACCTTTGGCACGGGAGCAGGCGGCGAGCCGCGATGTAGCAAAGACAGCGCAATATTAGAGCTGCCGGTATTACAACGTCATTATGCCGACAGCTCCTACGAGGCATGGGTTAGCGGACCGGTGAACCCGCAGCTCGACAGCATTAGAGTATTCGCAAGGCAGACGATAATCACCAAACGCGAGTGGAAGCCTCCCAAGCGGTGGCACATTGGCGTAACGGCCGGTTACGGATACGGCGCCAAGGGCTTTCAGCCGTATATAGGTGTGGGAATTACTTATTCAATATTCAGCTTTTGACACAACATGACACGCAAAGCGCCCGGAGCAAATACACTTCGGGCGCTTACCATTTTCGTGTACTCGCGAAAAGGCTCAACTGTATTCTATATCGGTGAACGTTATCCTCACCCCAAGAGCGTTGGCAATCACCGCAAGCGTGTCGATAGTTACGTTATATTTTCCTCTTTCTATTCTCCCGATGTGGTTAAAGGCAACGCCGGTCAGCTTTTCCACCTGCCGGAGGCTAAGCCCTTTTGCCTCGCGAGCCATGCGGATGCACTCTCCAACATATTTGCGAGCCTCTTGCGTTATCAGCTGTGGAGAGGTGAATACTAACTCATAGTGATTTTGCGCAAGCCAATCGGCCATTTCTCGCATGATGCGCGGCATTGCCAAAGCTATGCGTGGGTCAGCATCTTCAAGCAGCGTTATCTGCTGCGTTTCGTTAAATTGCCCCTCGAGGAAGCGGCAAACGATTTGATTTTCCGTGTCGGTAAGCACCCAACAAAGTGGGCGCTTATCCGATTTCTGTAACAGGTATTTTGGCATATCTTACAATGCTGTGATTTTTCGATTATTAAAACTGAGTGCAATATACGGATGCCATGCCGTCTTCCTCGCAGAACACTTCGGGAAGCTCATTTTCCCAAGCTGCGCGAGCAATCCAGTATGCCTGCTTTTCAGAGCAGCGGCCAAATTTCTCTACAGTGGTGGCGATGTCCGAGGGGAGGCCGAAGCTGCCAGCCTTCACGGCTGCAACGATGCGGTTAGCTCTATCCTGCTTTTCTTCCCACATTTCCTGCATCTGCGGATCGCGGATGATGATACCAAGTGCATTTGTGGCTTTGCGCTCTGCGCCTGCGGCGTTCATGAGAAGCTTCTTGATGCTGTTGATGGTTGCACCGTTTTTGATTTCGTAGCTGCTGACTTTGGTCTTCATTGTTTGGTTGCCGACTTTATCCACCTGCGCGGGTGTGTTATTTGTTTTTCTTTGACACTGCAAAGTTACAACAATTATTTCACCCGTGCAAATATATTTGCACTAAAATTATATGTTTTACAACATGTTTTCGATTTTTTTTGGTCGCCGCGGCGTGGAGGCAAATGCTTAGAGACTCAAACAATGGTGTGGACTTTTATTTAAGCATTGATGAAGGGCAAACTACAACGTTTCCGCAGATGCAATCTCGCTCTGCTATGGCTCTATGAAGATGTGCGATGGCAGTGGCAAACATATTATACGACTTGTCGAATTTGCCTTCTTCGTTCACAATCATTATCTGCTCTTCGTTGAGGTTCACGACTTCGATATAGCCCTCAACTCGGCTCTTTACCTCTTCGAGTTTGAAGTCCTCACCGTTGGCCGGTTTGATTTCGGTAATCTCTCCGGCAACGGTGATGTGATAGGCTTTGGTGGGTATCAGCTCCATCAGATTGCGCAGATGAGGTTCTCAATCTTGAAGCAGCGGAATGCCTTTTTCTCGGTATCGAAGTAGGCCATTGTCTTGTATGAGGGCTTGGTCATTTTCTTGCCGCCGAGTGTGGCACCGACAGGCATATTTTTGAGTGTTCCCACGGCCTTGCGTATAGTGCCGTCGGCTTTCTCATAGTAGAATGTTACCACGCCTTCACGCATGGCTTTGGCAAGCCGGTAGAGCTGCCATGCCTTTATCATGCAGACTCTCCACTGCTGCTTGGTGTTGCGCCACAGCTGCCATGCATACTTCATCACTCTTGCTCTAAAATTGTTCTTCTTTTCCATGATTATTGGTGTTTATTGATTTGACTTTGGTTTTAGTTAAGGGGTTTTGTATCTCCCTTACACCTGTAAAGTTATAATAGTAAAACAGATTTTGCAAGCAAAATCAGCCACCATTTAATCACCATTTTACCACCTTAACGTTTACTGACTTTTATGTCAAGAAGTGTCAAGGCTTCGCGGATACGTTTTCTTCCGGAAAAGAGCCTGGTTCTGATTGTGGCCGGCAGCGCGTTCATCATGTCGGCTATTTCAAAGACGGAATAACCCTCTACAAAGAGTTGCACACATCGCACGCTGACAAACTCCTCGGCCAGCTCATCAATGACGCTGCGTATAATCGACAACTGCACTTCGTCCTCAGGTGTGATAAATAATGGAGCATCATAATCAAGCAAAGGAATAAATTCTACACGCTTTTTGCGGCTCAGCTGCGTGAATCGCAGATTATACAT